GTGTTCTGCGTAATTGCCCCGGCCTGATTACTGATGTTCGTAAGTGCAATGCCATCGTGGACTTTTGTTATAACTTGGGCACAGGACGCTTGCAGACTTCCACGTTAAAGAGGAAAATCAATGCCAATGATTGGGAAGGGGCAAAGGAACAACTGATGCTCTGGACTAGAGGTGGCGGCAGGGTGTTGCCGGGGCTTGTAAAACGGCGCATTTCTGAGTGCGCCCTACTGGATTGACCAATGCCATTAAAAAAGATTCTATTCAGGCCGGGGGTTAACCGGGAAAATACACGGTACGCATCCGAGGCTTTGGGGTCTGTCAATTCAGGCACTAACGTGGCCGGTGGCTGGTATGAGTCTGAAAAGGTTCGCTTCCGTTCTGGAACCCCTGAGAAGATTGGCGGCTGGCAACGCATCTCATCTTCTGTATTCCAAGGCGTATGCCGTTCTTTGTGGAACTGGGTAACGCTTGAGAACTACAACCTTATCGGTGTGGGTACTAACTTAAAGTTCTACATTGAAAAAGGCGGCGCGTACAACGACATCACGCCAATCCGAGAGACAGCATCACTTGGAACCAATCCGTTTAGCGCCAATGGCACAACAACGGTTACAGTTACTGACGCTACGCACGGCTGTATTACAGGCGACTTTGTAACGTTTAGTGGTGCTACTGGTACATACGCATCTACTTTAAACGCAGAGTTTCAAGTCACTGTCTTGACTGGTAATACCTACACAATCACCACTCCCACGGCTTTGGCCGCAGGTTCTTACGGTGGCGCATCAGTTGTTGCGGCTTATCAAATTAACACTGGTTCAGCCATTGAGATTCCACTGACAGGCTGGGGCGCTGGTACATGGGGAACTGGCCCTTGGAGTGTTGGTATTCCATCCACCACAGAGACAAACATCCGTATCTGGAGCCAGAGTAACTTTGGTGAAGACTTAATCTTTGGCCCCCGAAGCGGAGCTATTTACTACTGGGATGCCACCACTGGGGTGGAAACTCGCGCAGTGGCTTTGACATCTCTTGCTGGATCATCTGACTGCCCGACCATTCAGAACTTTATATTTGTTTCTGACATTAGCCGTTTTGTATTTGCTTTTGGCTGTAATGACTATAGTTCAGCAATACAAGACTCCATGCTAATTCGCTGGTCGGATCAGGAGTCGCTGACAAACTGGACACCAGCAGCTACAAATCAAGCAGGTAGCGTTCGGTTCTCTCATGGATCTGAGCTAGTTACTTGCTTACAAACCCGTCAGGAGATTGTGGTTTGGTCTGATTCTGCGCTGTATTCTTTGCAGTATGTTGGCCCGCCAGCCGTATGGCAGTCACAACTCTTGGGCGACAACATCTCTATTGCATCCCAAAACGCAGCGGCTACAGCTTCCGGCCTTGTGTTCTGGATGGGTGTAGATAAGTTCTACAAATACGATGGCCGTGTACAGACTCTGCGCTGTGACCTGCGCCAGCATATCTTTAGCAACATCAATACCTTACAGGCTGGTCAGATTTTCTCTGGGACTAACGAAGGCTTTAATGAAGTTTGGTGGTTCTATTGCTCTGCTAACAGCACGGCTATCGACAGATACGTTGTCTACAACTACTCAGAAGACATCTGGTACTACGGCTCAATGGCACGAACAGCTTGGCTTGACTCCGGCTTAAGAGACTACCCATTAGCTGCAACGTACTCCTATAACTTGGTCAACCACGAGCAAGGTAACGATGACAATGAGACTGGTACGCCAACAGCTATTGCGGCTTCTATCGGTTCTTCACAGTTTGACATTGATGACGGCCATAATTTTGGCTTTGTGTGGCGTGTCATTCCTGACTTGACTTTCAGGAACTCTAGTGGTGACTTGACTCCTCAATGCACCATGTCACTGATCCCATATCAGAACTCTGGTTCTGGCCCGAATGATCCGCAGTCTGTGGCTGGCAGTAGTAACGCTGTTATCCAGAGAATTGCAACAGCACCTGTTGAGGAATTCACAGGTCAGGTGTACATTCGGGTGCGTGGCCGTCAGATGATCTTTCAAGTTGAATCCAATAGACTGGGCACATCTTGGCAGTTAGGCGCTCCAAGGATTGACATTAAATTAGATGGCAGACGAGGTAATACATGATTGTTACGTCTGAGTTTGAGCTATCAAGGGTTGCGGCTCCTAACTTACCTCTGTCTCCTAAAACCTATAATTCTGACTACCATGAGCAGTTAAACAATGTCTTGCGTCTGTACTTTAACCAGTTAGACAAGATTCTTGCTCAATTAAGAACAGACGGGGCTATTGATCCTAGCAACATTAACGTACCTAATGGGCTATTCTTTAATACCGCAGATCAGACGCTTGCCGCCGTAAACACAGGTTATCCCATCACGTTTAACCAGACTTATCTAAATAACTATGTGGCACTACAGTCTGGCAGCACGTCTAAGATTGAAGTGGCTGTTGCCGGTGTGTACAACTTCCAGTTGTCGGCTCAGTTAAAAAGCACCAACGCATCAGCCAAAGATGTACAGATTTGGATACGCCGCAACAACGTTACGATTGGTTATTCGGGGCACAGATACACGATTGAAGGTTCAGACAACCACATGAATGTTGTTTGGATATTTGACATTGACTTGGCGGCTGATGAGTACATTGAGATGTACTGGGGCGCAGACGATACAAACGTAACGATGGAAGCTATTGCCGCGTCTGCCCCATATCCTGCTGTTGCTTCAGCGGTAATGGCTGTAAACTTTATTGCGCGGTTGCCTGACCCCCGCCCAACCCCTCCTTAAGGATGTAACATGGCAGTTCAAGGTAGCTACCGCACAGCATACGAAGATACAGCACCATCTGGTGGGGTATCGGATGCAGACATCCTTGCTTATGTTCAAGCAAACATCAACAATCCTGCCGCAATTGCAGCCGCTGCTGCTGCGACTGGTGTTTCTATGGCGGATCTGTCCCGTGCGACAGGTTTTTCTGTTGCTGACGTTAGTAATTATTTTGGTAATGCGGGCGTAGAGCCGCCCCCTGCACCAGCGCCAAGTAGATACAACATCTCTTCCGCTGCTGTACAAGCTCAAGTTGCGGCTGAACAGCAAGCGGCCCGTGAAGCGGCGTTGGCTGCTCAACAAGCTGCGGCTGCTGCTGCTGCACAAGCTGCTGCTGCACAGGCCGCTGCTGATAGAGCCGCTGCGGAAGCTGCCGCCCGTGAAGAAGCAGCTAGAACTGCCGCCCAACAAGCTGCCGCTAAACGTGCTGCTGATGCTGCGGCTGCTGCTCAAGCTGCTGCGGATAAAGCCAAGGCCGATGCTGCGGCGCAACAACAAGCTGCGGCTGCTGCCGCCAAAGCACAGGCTGATGCCAAAGCCCAAGCAGATGCAAAAGCAGCGGCTGATGCACAGGCCGCTGCACAGACTCAAGCGGCTGCCCAAGCTAAAGCCGCCGCCGACGCAACAAAAGCGCAAGGTATTGCATCGTTACCAGCCCCAACAAAAACATATACGCAAGCAGAAGTTAACCAAGCATTAGCCGATACGCTTAAAAATGATCCTAACGCTAGTAAAGCTGACGTTATAAAAGCGGCGGCTGGTTTTGGTGTTACTGCCGATCAAGTTAACGCCGCCTACAGTAGCTTGCCCGCAGCCGCTGCGCCTGCCACGCAAGGAAATACCGCTGCCGCTGTTACTCAAGCCGCAGGTATTGCATCGTTGCCAGCCGACACTACCAAAGCTGCTGCGACTCAAACCGCTGCGCCAATGGACAAAGCTGCTGCCATAGAAAAAATTACGCAGCAGATCTTAGCCCAAGGCACAACTGGTAAGTGGAAAGGCGAAGGTAAAGGCTCCGCTGAAGCTAATGCAAGGGACATGGCAAAGATCATTGCTGATACTGGTGCTACAGATATTAGTCAGTTTGGCAAAGTTACTAAAACTGTTGATGCACAAGTTATTCCGCAGTATGAGCGTACTGTTGTAGGCTATGACAATGAAGGCAATCAAATTGTTGATACCAAGATTCTTGGTTACACCGATCAAAACGGCAATCCTGTTGACCCTAGTTTAGTCAAAATGGAAATGGGATATTCTGGCGGCATGGACGGTACTTACGAGACTGTTTACACGGCCCCTGTAGGTAAACAAGAAGTTTTTGGTAATAAGCTGACTGGGCAAGAGGTTGCCACTACATATGGAGAACGCCAGACAGGCAATGCTTTTGGTGGTACGTTTGAAGGCAAAGGAAACACCGGCTACAACGTGCAGTTTGATGCACAAGGTAATCCTATTTTCTACACCACGGCGGCAACATCTAATGATCTTGCAATCTTGATGCAGGATCTAGGGCCAATTGCTCAAATTGGTCTTGCTATTGCTACAGGTGGCTTATCTCTACCGCAACAAATTGCGGCCAACATGGCGATAAGCGTGTTAAGCGGTAACGACATTGGCGATGCAATTAAGAATGCCGCAGTGAGCTATGTAGGCGCACAAATTCCGGGTATGGACTTTATGAAAGATGGCTCATCTTTTATTAAAGACCTTGGCCTGTCGGCTGACCTAACCAATACTTTAACTAATTCTTTTAATAAAGCCACAGTGGCAGGAGCCACGGCAGCATTAACAGGCAAGGATATTGGTGATGCAGTAGTTGCAGGAGCAACATCCGGCGGTTTAAACGGAGCAGTTAATGCAGTGTTAGGCAATATTGACGGGTTTGCAGATCTGTCAGGCACTAATAAAAACCTTGTTGCTAACGCTGTAACGGGTGCACTGTCGGGCCAAACATTAGATCAAATAGCCATTAGCACCGCCATTGCTGCTGGCAATGCGGCTGTAACTAATGCTACAGGTGGCAATAAAGACATTACAACTCAGTTGCAAAATGCTGGGTTGGTCAATAATTCAGGCGCGGCATCGTTTGCAGATGCAAATACTGCCGACGATACTGACACTCAGATTTCCAATCAAATTAACCAATCTTTAACCTTTGATGGTTCTGGGGCAACTGATATAAATGCCGCCGCTACCGCTGCTTCAAATGCAGGTTTGAATACATTTACGTTTGGTGGTGGCACGTACACCATTGACAACAATAATGCAGCAGCCAATATTGCTGATTTAGAAAGAATTGTTGCGGCTGACACTCTTGCGGCCACCACAGCCGCCAACCTTAAAGGCGGTGAGTTTGAAGGTGTAGATGCCGCTGTAGCGGCTAACGCCGCCGCGAACAATACAGTCATTGGTAATGCAGAAGCTGACGATGTAACACAAGCTGCCGCTCTAGCTAGATCACGTAACCCGACCGGCACAACCTTTACGTTTGATGGCAAAACGTACACATTGGGCACTTCTAATGCTGATGTAAACGCAGCATTAGCTGGTACTCAAAAAGCAACTGCGCTTCAAGACATTCAGAACGCACCTAACTTCAATGCCGCGTATGCCGCAGCCCGTACAGCGCTTGGCCCCAACCAGACGTTTACATGGAATGGTAAGCAGTACAGCACCGCTACGGCAGCAGAGCGTCCTGATTTAAACATCACCGCAGCAGACCAAGCAATAAATGCTTTAAACGCATCTAATCTTTCTACCACTACCAACGCATCCAACACAGTTGCAGCGCAAAACGACGAGTTGGCAAGGATTGTTGCTGGCGCTCCAAATCAAAATGCCGCAGAAACTAAACGTTTAGCTGCTCTTAACAATACCTTAGTTTTAGGTAACGCACCAAATGAGTCTAAAGCTGAAACGCAAAGACTAATGGAAGCGGGTGAGCGTTCGGCTATGGACAATATAAGCGCCATAGGTGCTCAAGCATTAGGCACTACTATTAGGGGTGCAGGTAGTTTTATTTCTAATGTTGGTAATACGTATGCCCAGTTAACAGGTGATTTTAATTATGAAAACGCCGCTACAAGAATTGGAAAAGAACTTGAAGATATTGCAAGAAGTAAAGACGGCTACGGTATAGATGTACAAAAAGATAGGATTTTGCAAGCTGTTGAACAGTCTGAAACGCAAGGGTTTTACGATAAATTAAAAACTGTTGGCTCTGCCGTTGTTAAAAATCCTGTCGGGTTTTTTGACTTCTTTGGCACTGAAGCTGTAGAAGAAATACCAGACCTTGTTGTGCAGGTTGGCGCTGCCATGCTGACTGGAGGCGCTTCTTTAACCGTTACTGGTGCAAGAATCATTCAAGGTACTGCCAGCCTTACCGGCTCTTTTCTTGAAACATTTGGCTCATCAGGAAAAGAAGCTTATCAAAAAGCTAAAGCACAAGGTGACTCAGAACAAACGGCTAGAGATAAATCATACGTTACTGCTAGTTTAAATACGTTATTTGAGATGGGGCCAGACTTCCTTGCGGATAAAGCAATTGTTGCTCCGCTTATGAAAAGTATGGCTGACAAGACTCTTGCAAATATTGGCAAGGGTTATGCAACTAATTCTGCGGTTGGCGTTGTAACCAATTTTGTTGCAGGAGCAGCACAAAATTACACAACCGCATATGTTACAAATCCAAACACTGCGTCGGTAGGTGCTGCGCTTTCCAATGGTATTTTTGAAAGCTTTATTGGAGGCACAGTACAGACTGCATTTAGTACACCCGGCACGGTTGTAGACACAGCAGCAGTTATTGGAAGAGATTATTCAGGCAATCCAGTCACTGTGCAGCAAGTGCTGAACGGCGGCAGTAATATTGATTTGTCTTCAGTCAATACGAGCATACCAATTGCAACATCAGATAACGGTAGCAATATAACCGTTGGTGCATCAATGATGTATGGGAATAATATTGGGTTTGGTAGTGACGTAGTAGGCAATTTGCTGCCCAGCAATTTAACCAATTCAAATGTTATTGTTGCCACTGCTCCAAATGGTGCACAGCTTACATTTGAACAAGTCATTTCTGGAAACACTACAAACGATCAAGATGCTAATTTATCGTCTTACATCAACACTATTTTAAGCCCAGAGCAAAGCAAGACTACTTTAAATGCAGGCACAACTACAAGCAGTACTCCTGCCAGTTCTCTGCCCACTACAGGTTCAACAACAACTTCAACAAGCACGCCCGCAACTTCTGCAAATGTAACAACAACACCAATGACTGCGGCAGAAGCTCAAGCTGTTATGGCGGATTTGGGGTTAAATGTTACAGATCAAACAGCTATTTCTTTAGCAACACAAATTGCAAATAATAATGCGGCAACAACGTCAGCTACCACTACTACGCCTGCCACAACAACCACAGCAACGACTGGGCCATCTCAAGCTACAACAGGATCTACTACCACTAGTACTGTAGGAACCACACCAGCAAACGCAACAAGCACCGCTACCACTACTACAGAGGCCAATCAAACATCCACTGTTTTAGCAATTGATGCTTCTACTGGACAAGCTATAGTTACAAGTCCAACTGGTACTAGCTTAGTTAATGTTGCGGGCGATGTTACAGTGGGAAGTTCTGTCGTTGTAAATCCTACAACCAATACAGCCACAACTGTAGCAAGCACTCCAGCTACTACACCAGCAGTTACCACGCAAGTCACACCAGAGGTAACGCCTCAGGTAACACCGCAAGTTACACCTCAAGTAACGCCGCAGGTTACTCCTCAGGTTAGCCCTCAAGTAACGCCCCAAGTAACTCCGCAAGTTACCCCACAAGTGACACCGCAAGTCACGCCTCAAGTTACGCCTCAGGTTACCCCACAAGTCACTCCGCAAGTAACTCCACAAGTTACGCCAAACATTAACACTAACGTTAACGTTTCTACGCCTGATGCAATCAACGTGGGTGGTGTAGAAGTTCCCGGCACGTATACACCGCCTAGTGTGTTTACACCAACTACGCCAATTACAACAACTCCAGCAGTTACGCCAGTTACGCCGGTAACACAGCCACCCACAACCAAAAAGCCTCCAACCAAGAAAACAGCATCAACTCCTATGCAGATGCCGCAGAGTGGTGGTGGAGGCGAGTCTATGGTCGCTCCGTTGGCAAATGTGTTCTATTACGGCAAGGACTTCGGTGGTCAGAAGCAGCAAGTTGCTCCGACGGGCGATTTGATGATGTCTCCGTACCATGAGCTAAGTGTTACCAAAGCTGGCGCAGAGCAAGCACCACAAGCAATTCCTGTTGCACAAGAGGCAAAAGACAGCGAAAATGACATATCTGCGCTGTTGCAACAAATCATGTCTTCTGGCGACAACAACATGACGCAAGAAGAGTTAATGCAAATTATTCAAGCAAGAGGCTAATATGGGTGAAGAATACGATTTTTTTGCGGATCCTAGAAACGATGCATTTACCTATAACGATTTAGGCGCATCTCCGTCCAATTCTGACATCTTGTCTAGCATCAATTACGATCCGGGCCTCCTAAGTTCCATTGGTGGAATCTTGTCCGGCAAGTCCGGATCTATGGCCCAGATTGCCAGTCTGGGCGGTTTGGGTGCTTTGCTAAATTCCATGGGTGGATCCGGTGGTGGTGGCTACAAAGGATACCAAGGAAGCATACCAAAGTACACAGCTTCACGTACACAGTACGCACCTCCTGTTAGCACAGTGAATCGTGGCCCTGCACCTTCCAACGAAGCTGTGATGGATTACCTAAAGCGACCCGGTTTAAACGACTCCATGATTGCTCGTTCAATGAATGAGTATGGCGTTTCTCCTCAGCAAATCGCAGATGTAACCAAATCTCCTTTGGCTGACATTCAAGCCCGTTATCAGGCAGCCATGGGGCCAAATGCAGGCATTGCCCGTCGCCCCGGCTCAGGTGGTGTGACGTACTTCTCACCCATGGTTTACACGCCTCAGGCTGCTGCCCCGGCAGCGCCAGCCGCTCCAGTAGAGCAAGTTACGCAGCCTAACCCAACCATCCAAGATACATACGCCGCAGGCGGTATGGCTGAAGGCGGGCTGGGTTCTTTGGGTAGCTATTCCGATGGCGGTCGCCTTCTGAAAGGGCCGGGCGATGGCGTATCTGACTCTATCCCTGCGATGATTGGAAAGAACCAACCAGCCCGTCTGGCCGATGGCGAGTTTGTCATCCCAGCCCGTATTGTTTCTGAGATCGGTAATGGATCTACAGACGCAGGAGCACGTAAACTCTACGCCATGATGGATCGCATCAAGAAGGCCCGTGGCAAGAGTATGAAAAACATTGCAGCCAATTCCAAGGCTGATAAATATTTACCAGCGTAAGGTTTAAACATGGCTACTACACCCATTGCAGGACTAACCCCCACTTCCGGTGGCTCATCATCCTCCACCCTATCTGAGTGGGCAGGCCCGTATGTAACGGAAATGCTTGGCAAAGCCCAAGCTATTGCTGATCAGCCTTATGCTGTGTACGGTGGCCCACAGACTGCGGGTGAGTCAGGCTTACAGTCCAAAGTCTTTCAAGGGTTGGGCAATCTGTCCTTCCCCGGTCAGCTTGGTCAATCATTTAGTTCCACAGGTGCGTATCAGCCTCCCGCCATGGCTCCCGGTGTTTATAGTCCCGGAGCCGTTGGTACAGGTGCTGGCGCTCCTCCTATGGGCGGTATGGGTGCACCTATGGGTGGACAACCTCCTTCCGGTCAGCCTACTGGCGTAGCGGCTCAGTACATGAATCCATACTTGGAGTCAGTCCTACAGCCTCAATTGGCCGAACTGCGCCGTCAGTCTGACATCAATCTCCAACCAAGCATGGCTAAGTTAACCCAAGCCGGTGGTTATGGTGGTGGCCGTCAGGCCATCATGGAGTCTGAGGCTAACCGCAATCTGCTCCAAGAGCAAAACAAAGCTATTGGCACGGGGTACGCAAGTGCGTACGACAAGGCCATGAGCCAGTTTAATACTGAGCAAGCCCAAGCAAAGACTTTGGCTGACATGATGTCTGAGGCGGGTGGTCAACAGCGTGGTATTGAACAGCAAGGTATCAGCGCAGACTACAACGAATTTCTTGCACAACGTGATGATCCCATGAAGAAGACGCAGTACTTGCAGTCCATGCTTCAGGGTCTGCCTATCTCTACGGTCACCAACACAGCAGCCCAGCAATCTGGCCTTGGTTCGTTGGTGTCTTCAATCGGCGGTATGGGTTCTATCATGGACTCATTGAACAAGTTTAAATTGACCTAAGGGTTCGCTATGAATCTGATCCAAGTACAAGAGCACCTCAAGGATATGCCCATGAGGGCAATCATGGAATACGCTAATGGGAAGAACCCTCAGGTTCCTCCCTATTTGGCTTTAGGTGAGTTGAATCGTCGCAAGCAGATGGAGCAATCTGCTAGGACAGGAACACCTCCTGAGGGCACAGTCAAAGACAAGCTTGAGAAAGAACTGACCGGACAGGCGGCTGATTTGATGCAGGCCGGTGCGGCTAAACAAGCGCAGTCTAACCAACAGCTTCAACAAAGCCTGATGGGTCAACCCCAGCCAGTGCCAGAAGGTACGCCTCAGCCTCCACAGCCAGAGGAAGAGATGCCGGAAATGCCACAGCCTCAGCAGATGGCTGCGGGTGGTTTGACTTCCCTGCCAACAAACGACATGTTTAAATTTGCAGAAGGTGGCGGTGTCGTCGCTTTTGCTGAAGGTGATGTAGTTGTAGACCAAGCTGAACAAGCAGCTAGGGAAGCTAGAAACAACTTGCGCCAATATGGTTTGCGCCAACAACAACAAGACCCCGAAGGCTTTGCTGCTGCTCAACAAGCCGCAGCAGCGGCTGATGCTGCTTTAAACGATGCAAGACGTGCTGCGTTTAGTACTGAGTCTGGCCCTGCCGGTGCTTTGGGTAAGACCATGGGCATCCCTCTCCGTGATGCTAAACAGCAAGCTGCGGCACGTATTCAGCCTACATTTAGTCCTGATGATCAAAGCGCAGCAGAGACTGCTCGTCTGGCTCGTCAGAACGCAGGCCCACCTATGGGCATTGCTTCAGTGGCTCCACCACCTATGCCTCCTATGCCCGCACCAGCCGGTGGCAGTATCCCTGCCAGCATGAAGATGCCCGGCGCTCCATCCTTTACAGCACCTGATAAAGATGCTTACAAAAATGAACTGGCTGCGTTTAAAGCAGCCAATCCCGGCGTGGCTGGCAGCGAGTTCCAGAAGCTGCTAGATAAAATTGCCAAGCAAGATGAAGACGATAGGGCTAGGTTCATTACCCAAGAGAAAGGCCGTACACGTGCTGACTTCTGGCAAGCACTTATTGACGCAGGTGAATCTACCCGTGGTCGAAAAGGTATTGGTGCTTTGTTAGGTGGATTTGGTAGATCTGCTGGCGCTTCACAAGCCAAAGCAGATGAACGTGAAAACGCTCAAATCAAGATGCGTCGTGACCAAGAGATGGGCATGGCTAAGATGCGTGCAGAACTTGAAGCTGCCCGTCGTGCCGAAGCGCGTGGTGATTTTGAAGCTGCGTTTAAACACAAGCAGGATGCCGAGAAGATCGGTTTGGACTTGAAGCAGAAAGAATTCTCCAATCAAATGGACATTGCCAAGCTTCAAGAGCAGGCCCGTGGCAACAGTATCCAAGCTGCCACTGCTAATCGTTTGCCTCCGCTTGTTCAAGTGGCTGAAGACATTCAACGTAAGAATCCTCAGATGTCACCCAATGAGGCTATGGAACGTGCTGCATCTTATCTGGCAAGCGGTCAGTATCAGAGTGCGGCACAGCGTGACAAAGCTGCAACAGCCAAAGCATTGGATGAAAGGACGCAGTTCCTTAATCAAATGATGATGAATCTTGATCCAAGTTCTGCTGATTACAAGAAATACCAAAAACAACGGGATTTAGTTGTTCAACAATTCTTGGCAGATCGAGCTACTCTTGAAGGTAAAACTGCGCCAGCTACACAAATTCCGGGTACAGTTGAACGAATTCGTGGATAAAACATGGCAATTTATCAATACACCGCTCCGGATGGGAATAAGTATCGTGTAAACGCACCTGAGGGGGCTACTGATCAGCAGGTGTATAGTTTAGTATTACAAAATTATCCATACGCAGGGCAGACTACTAAAGAACTGGAAGAAGCTCCACGTGCCCCCAGTACATTGGGTGATGTAGGGCGGTCTGTTAAACAAGGTTTGGCGGGAGGGCTTCAGTCTCTTACCAACATCTTTGGCGTTGATAATGCGGCATCCCAGTATTTGGGTGAGGCACAGCAATCTGCCTACGAAGGCATGAGTCCAGCCCGTAAAGAAGAGATGGCTCGTCGCCAAGAATTGATAGAGCGTTCAGGCGGTGACATCAAATCTAAAGTCGGTAGCTTTACAGAAGCCCCATTACAAACTGGCTTGCAAGCATTAGCGTCTAGCGCCCCTATTGTTGCGGGTGCATTTATACCCGGCGGCCAAGCAGCCGTAGGCGCAAGCCTAGGTGCTAGAGCACTGGCTAGTGCCAGAGGCGTGGGCGGTATTGGTGGTTTGATGGGTGTAGGCGGCCAGAAGGGCCAAGACTACGAAGCCGTTAAACAGGCCTTGTTAAGCCAAGGTGAATCCCCAGAAGTCGCAGAACAGAAAGCCCAAGAGGCTTCTGCTTATTCATTGCAAAACGCTCCTCGACAAGCCCTTGCAGGCGGTGCTGGCGCATTGGAAGGCATATTCGGTATTGAAAGTATTTTGGCTAACGCAGCCAAAAAGGTTGGCGCAGGCCAAGGCGCAGCATCATTAACGCCACCTCAGTTTAAACAGAAGCTTGGTGCAGTGGCTGGCTCTGTATTTGGTGAGGCTTTGCCTGAAGCAGCACAAGCTGCGGTAGGACAAGTTGGTACTAACATCGCTTTGAACCAAGCTGGTGTAAGCAAAGATTTAACTGACGGCTTGGCCGGAACAGTGGCTCACGATGCTTTGGTCGGCTCAGTCCTTGGCCTTGCCGTTTCTCCATTGCAAGTTTCTAATCTGCAACGTCAATACAAACAGGCGCTAGTTGATGATCAAGCTAAGAAACAAGCTGAAGCTGACGCAAAGGCTCAAGCTGAGGCTCAAAAGGCAGAAGCCGAGCGTGCTGTTCTTCAGAAACAGACCGACGAAATCCGACAGAAGATGGAACAACAGCAGGCTATTGCTTTGCCTGCGCCGTCTGAGGAAATCCCCGTTGAAGAAGTACAGACCGATCCGCTCAAAAATCCTCTAGGCAACATCCGCAAGAGCGAAGTTCCCTTTGACATCTACAAACAGATCGATGACTACCGCAAGCAAGCTGGCCTTCCCAAGCTCAAGGAGTACTCGATTGAGGACTTTGTGGATGCTATGCCCGGACAGAATCCCAAGGCAGAGCAAGGCTTACTGGATCAGCTTATTACCGCTAAGTCTGGTTATGCCGGTGAGAAGTACACCGCACAAGACATCCTGAATCAAGCCAAGCTTAAGAACGTAGACACCACTACCAAAGGTTTCAAAGATTTCTTAGCCAGAACTACTGGTGCAAGCGCACTGGAACAGATGTCCCAGCCGCAGCTACATGCTGCGTTTAAATCATTAAACAGCCTGCCCGCGTCGGAAGGTTTAAACATCCTGCCCGAAGGTACTAACGCCCGCCGGTTTGATGAGAAGCAATACGAGAAAGCCATCAAGGGTGTGGACTTTCTCCTTGCAGAACTGGGCGTTCCTGTTGATCCTTCAGAGGTTATCAAGACCATCAAGGAATACACAAACCTTACAGAAGACTCCCATGCCGGAGCTATTCTGGACACAGCCATTAAGAATGGTGACGTTGACCTGATCAAGACTCCTCGCTATGAGATCTATGATCCTAAGACCGGCACTGTCATGCCGTCTACCTACACATCTAGGACTGCTGCACGCGCTGCTGCGGCCAAGCGTGGTTTAAACGTTCGGCAGATTACAACAGATGCAATTGCGGCTCCGTCCACCTCCGCCACGCTGCCCGAAGGATTTGACATCCGAGAAGGTGCGTTTAAACAAGGTGAAGCCCCAGCAGGTTACGACGTGCTGGCCGGTGACGAAGTGCTGTTTAAAGCTAGCACAGTCGAAGAAGCCAACGCCAAGAAGGACAGCTTTGAGCGTACCCGTGCCGGTATGGCTAACGCTCGTGAGAATCAAATCACGCAGTTAAACAATGCCATCGAAGCCAGCCAAAAGCGTTTAACCACTATGGAGGCTCAGGGTAAAGGTCAGACCACCGGCTACCAAAAGGCCGCTGGTAAGCACGCCAAGCTGGTTTCAGACACACAGGCAAAGATTGCCGCCTTGACAGATGAGATCAAGAAGTTTGATCCTAAGGTTACTGCGTTAGCCGTCAAGCCAACAGGCACTAAAGCCATTGGCCGTAAAGGCTATACCGTTTTTGAACAGGGGCAGGCACGTGCTACATATCCGTCCCGTCAAGCGGCTGAAGAAGGCATCTTGGCCGATATGGATGAGAAGCAACTGCAAGAGTTAACTCAGCAACAAGGCCGTCGGGCCGTAGGCAAGAAGGCTCAGGCTGAACTAGAACGCAGAACTGCACCCAAGCCTACAGAAGGCAAGCCTGTCTCTCAAGTCTTAGAAGACATTGAAGTTGAAGCCAAAGCTGCAAAAGCCAAGAGTGAGGAAGTTAAGACCTCTCCCGAAGTTCAAGCCAAGTTGGCTCAACTTGAGGCAGAACTTAAACCTTTGCTCAAACAATTTGGCCTTGGCAACATCAATCTTAATTTTGTGGAGAAGTTGGTTGAAGGGAACGGTTCTTATAACGAGAGCTTAATTAAGATTGCCTTCACTGCCAAAGAACCAGTGCGCGTATTACGCCACGAATCTTTACATGCTTTAAAAGATTTAGGATTCTTTACGCCTCAACAATGGTCTGCGCTTGAGCGCATGGCTAAAGATCAGTGGATTGACAAATACTTAAAGAGTAAAAAGTCTGACTACAAAGGCAAGCCTACGTCCAGATACGATGCTTATGTTGACTACTACAAAGGCGACATGAGCAAGGTAATCGAGGAAGCAATTGCCGATGCGTTTGCTGACTTTGCCGTTAACAAACCACCAGCAGGAATGCTGGCTACGCTGCTAAAGCGTTTAAACGACTTCTTTACTGCGTTGCGTAATGCTTTCCGCAAAGCTGACTTCCAAACTGCCGAAGATATATTTGGTCAGATTGAGCGTGGCGAATTAAAAGCTGGCACAGCAGCGCAGGGCGACAAGAGGTTGTCTGTGTTGCCGGAAAAAGCGCCAGAGATTGACCCCAATGACGTTGGTAATGTTGTTAAAAACAGCCCCTACAAAGACGCCGGAATCAATGTATTAAATTCTCAAATTGCTAAAACTTCTAAAGCTTTGGAGGTTGACGGTGTTGGCAAGTTGTTTGACGAAGCTTATCTTGCGGAATTTAAAAAACGTGGCGATTGGCGCAACCCTAATGACTTTAATCGGGCTGTTGCTCAGGCTGTAGAAGAGTTGAAGTTTCAACTGCGTCAGTCGAAATCAGGGCTAGATTGGTACGAAGAGGATATTGCTGAAGCATTTAAATTAACTCAGCGGTACATCCCAAGTTTGAAAAAGCCTGAAAAGCGTGCGTTGTTTTCAGTGATTGCCGGAATTATGTCACCTAGCACCAACGCAAGGGACAACTGGGTTATTGCCACACAAGCCTACCAGAGTTATGAAAAAACTGGTGTTCTTCCCGGCATTAACCCTGCAACGGGTGGACTCTGGATGGGCGGGTTGGAATCAGCTAACAAGAAAAAACAATTAGACATGTTGAATGCAATGCTTCAGCCAAAAAGCAGGGGCGGCCTTGGTGAGAAGGCTACTGTGGAGTGGTTGCAGGGTAGCCACACAGTTGCAGAAATAACAGATTTTCGTGCCAAATACGGTGGCATGGGCAAGTCAAATGTTGGCGGAAAAGCAACAGATATTCTTCCCGGCTTTACGGCCTTTGGGCCGAAGGTTGGCCCATTTGTAATGAACATTAACGGCATTCATGAGGTCACTGTAGATGTGTGGATGACCCGCACATTCAATAGATATTTTGGACAAATGATGGGGGCTGATGGTAAGATTATTCGCGCACCTACAGAGCCTCAACGTGTCGCAATTAAAAATCTTGCCGTGCAAGCCGCACAGCAACTGGGAATTAAGCCCTATCAGGTGCAGTCTGTTCTCTGGTTTTTAGAGCAGCAAATATTTAACAAACTTGGCACAGGAGCAAAAAGCTATGGATTCAGCGACGGAGCAATCAGGTTTATCGAAACGCAGGGCGGAGTTGGTGGAGCAAAAGTGTCTCCTTCAGACGGCGGCGTTAATGCGGTTACGGACGGGGCAACCAGAAAGCAAGCTGGACAAGTTAGCCCACCAGCGGGTAGACTACCAGCTAGAACAACTAAACAGGGAGTAAGCGATGACACAGGCAAACAACTTTCTCTTAGAGAACCTACCGCTAGATCCGGCACAGGAGGCGGGGAAAGGCTCTCTATTACGGGAGCAGAAGAGGGACAATCCGAACCGTCCAGAGACAGAGAAAGACGGGATCAGGTCAGAGGCTTTACGGCGCTTGCAGGTGCGCCGAATGTTTCAGGGGCAACAGGGCCAGACCCAAGCTTAGTCAAGGTAGCGGAAGATTATGCTAAGAAGTATAAAATTCCGTATCGTAGACAAGCTTCTTATGTTGAAATCGATGAGGACTTTGCGTCGCTAGTTGCTCAAGCGTATGACGCAATGGCTCATGCGCCACAAAATCCAAAAGTCAAAGAGGCATATCAAGATCTCAATCGTCAGACCAGAGATCAGTATGATGCATTGGTTGACGCTGGCTACACCTTTACATTCTTTGACAGCAACACCGATCCTTATGATGGCAACCCCTTTAATGCGATGCGGGATCTGCGTACAAATAAACAGATGGCTGTTTATGGGACTTACGACGGCTACGGCACTGAAGGAATAACTGGTGCAGCGGTTGAAGACAATCCCATGTTGGAAGATACAGGACTGCGCTGGCCCGACCAAAACGGCGTTGAGCATATGGTTACAGCCAATGACCTGTTCCGTGCCGTTCATGATGCGTTTGGGCACGGCTTAGAAGGTGCTGGTTTCCGAGCTAGGGGTGAAGAGAATGCATGGCAAGCACATGCACGTTTATTTACCGGCCCTGCCGTGGGAGCGATTACCAGCGAAACCAGAGGTCAGAATAGTTGGCTGAACTTTGGCCCATACGGAGAAAAGAACCGTACAGCCAAAATAGAAGACACCGTTTTTGCGGAGCAAAAGACTGGCCTCATGCCAGATTGGACATGGAACACTAACATTGTTGATGATGAGGGCATCGTGCTTGGTAGCAAGCAAGCTGATGCTGTTAGTGTCAAAGGTTTGCATTATGGCAAAGCCCGTGTAGAAGAGCTTGATGCGTCTAAGTATGGCAGTGGTGTTCGTGGCGCGGAGCGACGCAGACTGGAGCAAACGGATGACGACCGCATTAAACAGCGTGTTTATTTCTACATTGCTAAACCAGATGGTTCAACACCATTACCAGAGGCCGGGGTAGGCCAGTACGTTTACACGCAAAAGTTTGACAATGTTCTTGGCCAAGGGCCAACAATGAGCCGCTTATTCCGAGAGGCTAACGGCGACTCAAATGCCTTTGAAAGTCTGGTTGTAGACGCTGGCTATGATGGCTACGCAGTCCCTAACATGGGCATGATGGTTATTTTGAACCACAACACACCAGTCAACTACAAAGGCACGCGGTCTGAATTAGCAGATGATCAGAAAAGGTTAAGTTTAAATGAGGCTCCATCCAATTCTCTTTTAACAAAGAGGATGAGTAGTATTGGTATTAAATCTACCGATGATTTTTGGAAGCGGATTCAAAATGTCATGATTGGAACTGGGTCTAGAAACCCATCCTTAAGTGCGGCACTTGATACCACCAGCACTTCTGACCAAGTGAAAGAAGCAATTGCTGTTTGGAAACAAGATGTTGCAGCATTTGGAATTCAAAACTATTTGCAAAGGTTTAGGATACAAGGCGCAGTACCTGAAATTGATGACATTATTGCTGGCCCACCAACAGTTAAAAAAATGCTTCTTGAAGCCGGTATCAGACCTACATTAGGTAACGCAATATCTGCATACAACTCATTGCCAAGAAGTATTGGTGGTGACGCTGTTAATGATATGCGTTACAGCCAATACAACCCGACCGAGCGCTTGAGCCTGCGTGACTCCACAGACCCAGACACTCTGACACGTGTAAACGAAACAACAACTGCCCGCGAAGAGAAGGGCTATGTTGAACGCATCACTAAAGCTTTGGGTGGCGATACGTTCTCTGAACTGCGTGCCCGATCTTTGAACCGCTACAACCGACTGTCTGACGTGGACAAGGAAGTGGTTAAGAAGCGTGGTGGCGCGGCCTTGATGGCTGATGAAAGCGCAGAAGCTGGAGCCTTGCAGTCTGACTTGGCCGCAGGGGTTACTGCATCTGTCTTGGGTGTGCATGACCGCAATGGCGGCATCCCCATCTACGTCAATGGCGTGACCAAAGCCTTTAATGATGGCGGCAAGATCAAAGGGCCAGTGGCTATCTTTGCTCCGTTGTCTAAATACAACGACCCTCTTATCTATCAGCTTTACCAGTTCTGGGCAGGCGTTAAGCGTGGCTCTCGTTTAAACGCACAGGGTAAGCCAGACATTTTTACTGAAGATGATGTGAAACGAGCAGAGGCTTTGGAAGCAAAACATCCTGAGTTTGTCCAAATTCAAAAAGAATGGACAACGTTTAACAATGGCTTGGTGCAGTACCTTGTAGACACAGGCGTTCTATCCGAGGGCGACAAGGCTAGGTTTACAGAGTTCTCCGATTACATTCCTTTCTATCGTCAGATGGAAGGCGAGAAGACTATCGGCCCCAACATCTTCCAATCTATCTCAGGTGTTAAGAAGCCTAAGAAACTCTCAGAGGGCACAGACAAAGCTCCTCTGGCCGACTTCCTAGAAACCATTGTGCGTAACACGCAGTCTTCTATCCAGATGGGCATGAAGAACGTGGCGGCACAACGTGCCATTGACCGAGCCTTGGAAATTGAGATGGCCGAGCGTTTACGCCCCAATGCTCCAACAGGATTGGACACTGTGCAGGTATTGGAAAAAGGCCAAGTTGTTACGTATCAGGTGGCAGATCACCTGTTCATTGACGCTGTTAAGAGTTTAAACATGCCAGAGTTGCCGTTCATTGGGCTGTTGTCTGGCCCGGCCAACTTCCTGAGGAACATGGTTACCAAGGATCCCGGCTTCATGTTGGCTAACATGGTTCGAGATTCAATGGCGGCATACGTAACGAGCGGGGTCAAGATGACTCCCGTCGCAGATACAGTTCGCAACTTTGGCAAAGCCATGGCAGGCACATCTCCAGAGTTTGAGGCGCTTTTAAACGCTGGTATTGGTGGCGGCTACGAGTTCTCTCAGAACATTGAGACAAGCGGCAAGGCTTTTGAGAAAGAGCTAAAGAAAAAGTACGAAGGTAAGACCTTGTTCCAGCGTATCTTGAACCCCATGACTGCACCCACATCCCTGTGGGAAGCCTTGGAAAAAGGTACAACTGCGTCTGACATGGCGACAAGGATTGAGGTGTATAAACGCACCCTAGCCGAGACTAACAACGAAGCAGAAGCCCTGCACCGTGCGCTTGAGGTGATGAACTTTAACCGCAAGGGTAGCTCTCCTGTCATCCGTATCCTGACAGCGGCCATCCCGTTCTTAAACGCCCGTATGCAGGGTCTGGACGTGCTCTATAGAGCGTCGTTTGGTCAGATGAACAACAAAGATGCCGCCATGATTCAGAAGCGCTTCATTGTCCGTGGTCTGACCATGGCCGCTCTGTCTGCCATGTACTGGACTCTGACCCATGATGATGATGAGTACAAGCGTCAGGAACAGGAAACCAAGGACAACAACTGGCTGATCCCATCCTTGGGAATTAAGATTCCAATCCCGTTTGAGATTGGTGTGATCTTCAAAGTCATACCTGAGCGGATCATGGCATTGACCTTAGGCCAAGATACGAACAAAGACTTCATGGACTCCATGGCTAGGAATCTGCGTTCGACACTGGCCATTGACTACTTACCGCAGGCAATCAAGCCTTTCGTGGAGACAGAGACTAACTTCTCCCTGTTTACACGCAGACCTATTGTTGGCCAAGGTCTTGAAGGCGTTGCCCCGGAGTTCCAAGTTGGCCCCGGAACATCATCTGTTGCCGCTGCGTTGGGTTCTAACTTAGGCATGTCGCCTATGAAGATTGACCACTTGATCGGTGGCTACACGGGTACGATGGGTATGTACATGGTCAGCGCTTTAGATGGCATCATGAACATGAATGCCGAGAACCCCAATGCGTCTAAACGCTTTGAACAGTTGCCGTTCATCAAACGATTTGCGTTGGATCCAGAGGCCAGAGGTACGGTCACCGGCTACTACGATTTGAAGAACGCTACCGATGAGGTGGTCAGAACCTCTAGCTTGCTTGAGCGCACGATGAACTTTGAAGAGCGTGGCAAGTTCATGCAAGAGAACATCAAGTTGCTTGCCAACAAGGACTACATCCTTGACCTAGAGAAGACCATGAAAGAGTTCCGTCAGGCTCAGGTCATGATCCGTAGCTCTAGGATGGATGCTGATGCCAAGCGGGAGGCGCTCCTGAGAATCAACCAAGTTCAGAATGCTTTGACCGCCAACATCAACATGATCAGGGCGAATGTAATGTGAGATGACCCCGCTCGAATAGCCATCCAATGGTTCTTCGGTGGGCTTCATCCCAAGCTTTAAACTTAGCGTCCTTTGACCACTCGTAGCCTTGATCAATCTTGGCGTGGCAGGTGTAGCACAAGGCCGCAATACGGTAGTCGTGGGCTTTGAGTCCCATGCCCTTGCCATCCTTTTGTTGATTGGAATGAGCGGCTACCACCGTGCCATCCTGCGCTCCGCAGATCTGACATGGTGATTCCCGCACAATCTCAAGTAGCTTCTTATTTCGGTACATCTTGTTTGCTTATAAATTCAATATACTGAGCAATCTCTTTGCCGGTGTAGTCGATGTTTCCGTAGCTGCGGAATCTATCGGCTAGTCGTTTAAACGCAGCCTGCTGGGCTGCCTGCCAAACTTCGTAGCTCCAGCCACCATCTTCTTCAAACGCTAGGCTGCCTACAAAATCGCAGTACTCCTGTTTACACTCGTTCATAGCAAGGCCTGAAACTCTGCCAGCTTTTGGGCGTAGTGACGGGCTTTCTCGCTATCGTGAGAACCCTCCTTATGCCCTTGTCGCATAGCGTATTTAATGATATTGCCCTTGAGGAAGCCTACAAACTCCTCAGGCGTGAGTACTGCCTCCATCACAGACCATGGTTGCATCTCCATGTCTTTGTAATGACGGCCATCAATTTGGTAATCATCTGCTCTTTGAATCATTTTGTTCCTTCAGTTTTAACATGTAGTACGGAGTTGAAAACTTCGCCTTCTTCTTGACCAACGTGCGGAGCCAGTCAGCCCCGCCAAGATCTTGAAACATCAACCACTCAAGGTCAGACATCCTGACCTGACGGCCTAGCAAAGGCATAGGCGGCTTAGGTCTAGGCATTCTTTGGCCTCCGTGTAGCCCTGTGTGCCCAACAAGAAGCGCAATGCCATTTGTTAGGACTCATCTGAATGCCACCTTCTGGAGGTTTGATTTCTTCGCATTTATTGCAGTGTTTAAACTGATGCGTCGGCTGCTTGCTACCGATCTCTAATTGTTGTTTAGCAAACCCATTCATTTCTTAAGACTCCTGACGTAAGCGGCAAAACTTGCCGTGGTGTCGCCACCGTTTTTCATGGCATCAAACTCTTTAGCCACCTCTTCCAAAGTGTTGTTCCTGATCTGATTGGTCACCGGATCCAGTTGCTTGATGATCATCTGCCTCTTGCGCCATCCCAGCGCACGCTCCCAGACGTTTAAACTGTATTTAGATTCAATAATTTTTATATCTTCAGGTGTGTGTGTTCTGCTCGTCATGCTGCTTGCCTTTCTTCGTGATCTGCCAATATTTTTCCAAGTTTACTAACGTAAATAAGGTTGCTTGTGTCTTTAGCATCCTCAAGCATTGATGATGCCGCCGTAAACGTTGCCGCTGTGCCCGCTTGAAGCTTTGGTGAAACAACGTGGCATTCATAGCCCGCCCATTCAAACTCCTGTAAACCACGAATGTGTTCTTTAACTACCGTGGTTTTATCACCATACTTTCGTTCATGCTCCTTGACGTAATGCACGATCTTTTTGGCTTGGCCTGATGGTGTCCGGATGCTTTTGTCTCTGTCCTTGAAATAATACGGGGTCTGGTCATTGTTTACACCAAAGGTTACGCGATCACCATTCTTTTTGACAATAACATTCCAACGGTTTTCTCGCTCTGACCACCAGTCGTGTGCCGCAACAAAATAGTTCTGAGCAATAACTTTGCACTCTTCAATTGATCTCTCTTCATCTTCCAGATACTCTGCCGGACTCCAAGCTTTTTTATAAAAAATGGATGATTTGCCGTTTGCCTTGCGAGAATTTGAGCTTTTTGCCGGAACTGTATGGGCTACGGTTCTTAGTTCATCGCAGAAGCTTATGACTCCCGTCTTTCTGTTGACGGTAATGTACATGTTGACCCACAATAACTTGCCACGGTAATCAAAAGACATTCCAAATTGATACGGAACGCCAGATTTCTGTGATACGTGCCAAGGTAGCTTTTTCATTTTGATAGCAAATACGAACTTTGCAAAAAACTTTTTCTTAGTATTTATAGTTTCTTCGCACGATGCAGAAATGCACATGATGGCCGGTAGCGGCTTAGTTACATCCACCACTTTCTGCTCATCATCCCACGATACCAAGAATGGATTGGGCACATGGACACCCAGCTTCTTGAGGCCAACAACGGAATCTTTTGGAATCCAAGAGCCGCTCATTGTTGGAAGCTTGACGTTATTAAATGTGTGTTCAAGTCGATCCAGTAGGTCTGAGAAGTCCTGTCGCTTCTCTTTGTCGTATTTGCGTGGCGTGCGTGGCTCTGGTTCAACCGCTACAGGAGCCTTAACCTCAGGCGTTACGTCAGGTTTAATCTCAGGCTTGACATCTGTTGTTCTAAAGTGTTTAAACAGGTTGTGTATGAAGCTGCGAACTTTGTCTATGAGTGAGTAGGTTATGGTGGTCATGCTAACTCCGGAAAGGCTTTGTCTACCATTGCTTTGATCTTCTCGTTGGTGATCCGCTTCTGCTCTGAGGCCTTGATCATGGGCATCACGAACCAACGGTACTTATTGTTTGCTTGCACTCTTGCGAGGATTAGGTGTTTGTTTATTCTGACTTTCATTTTGTTTCCTGTATTCCAATACTTCGTTAAGTAATCGCTCCATCTCATCAGCCGCCATTAAATGAAAAGGCGTGATCGGTTTGTGGCTTGCTATTGAACGCATCATGGCAATGGTTTGTCTTGCCGTGGTTTCACTCAATGGCCTCATGTGTTCTTCTCCTTAAAGCTATCGATGGCCGTGCAACCACGTTCCTTGCAAGCGGGGTCAAGGTCAGGGATATGCTTGTCGATTGCGTCATATATCTTGGTACGTAACATGGTTGGGCTTCCATGAAACAGTATTGCAATGTTGAGCAATTCTTCGACAAGCTCTTTAGACTGTGAGTATTTCATGGCTTCTCCTTAAGCACTGCCTCTAGCTTGTCAAGGGCTTCATCCCACGTGTTGTAGTCAATGCTATTACTAAACGCTTTGACCACGGCCAGTGCGGCCTGTTCAATCTTCTTGAGCCTTCGGTTCTCTGCCTCTAGCTCTGCCATGTTTAAATCTTGCTCTCTCTCTTCGTCAGTCATATGCGTCCTTATTTGTTTAGTTCGGCCAACATCTCATCCGTCAGTTCTCTCACTCGCAGCAACGCGGCTTCCATGTCTGCCTTATGTTTAAACTCTCTTGTAATGGCCAGCTTGATGTTGGCCAGTGTTGCGTACATGTCTACACCTTTGAGGGCAAACATAAGATTATTCTCATCATCCGGATATTCGAATTCCAGAATAACTTTGTTTTTCATGGCGTGTAAACATTCATCAGAATAACAATCGCAGCTACAGCTAAACCGCAGATGCAAGACCAAACCGCATCTTCGTTATGAGGGGAGTCGCCCAGTAGGGTGGACTGAATCCACAGTTCCTCAGGCGTAACCTCATGAGGCGGTATCTTGTACATGCATCCAATCAAGACCTTGCCAGTGTTATACGGTGTAGTTTTCATATGTCTCTTTCTTGCGTTCACGTCTAAGCCAAAACCCTCGTGAGTTCTTAACCATTCGCTTGGCTAACATCTCTTCGGTTGTGGCACAACGTCTGTCTTTACCATGTTCGCCAATGCGGTGCATGTCAAACGATTCGTTACTGGAGAAGTATTCATCGCATCCACTGCATTGATTCCTTGTTCCACTAAGTTTCATCGGGAACCTCCAGTCTGCGTTCAAGGATAAGTTCGTCAATGATCAGTTCAGCAAATGAAGCACCGGACGGGAATCGCATCTTGGCCGCATTGTTTTGGTTTACAACTGTAATGCAAGCATCAATCCCTGCGTTGTACCCTGCGGTGTATGGATCCCCGACCGACAGGCGACTGTCAATCGCCTCCCGAATCATTTGAGCCATCGTGATCTTCTTAAGCTTGGCAAACTTCTTCATGCGTGCGTGCTCATCCTGTGAGACATACGTCATGAACGGTTTAAACTTCTTAAAATGGGTCATCGATTACTTTCGTTCTTTGGTACTCACGGACTAGCAGATCAAACTTAGCCTTCGCCTCTGAGTTCCCATGTAGTTCTGTGCGGGATTCAATGCCACACCGTTTAGACAGCAAGTGGGTTGCGTCTATCTCGTTGTCGCATGACAGGAAGTCTTGGAAGGCGGGGTCGCGGCAAAGCATTCCAGCCTTCTGTACTCGGTTGTCGTATGGCGTGGGTGACTCATCATCTTGGATGCGAACCACTGCACAGGCATACCTAGCCCCAACAAAGTCACGCAGAATCTCTTCCGGTACTTCGTCAGGGTGCAGAGAGAGCGTCAAGATAAAACCAGTGCGGTCTTGCTTGAGCGCTACCTTACGGGCTTCAAACTGTAGTGCCATCTTGTTCTTTGATACCAAGGCGTGACTCAAGGTAAGAGATGACGTACTCAAGGCCGTTGTGGTGAAGCTTCAGTTCTCGGTTGTGCTTCAAGCACTCATTGGCTCGACGCTCTTGAAACTCAGCAGCGTTCTTCCATTTATCAAGCTCGTTGTTTAAACGACTGATCTCTTTACGCAGCAACTCTTGACCAGCAGTTGGTGGGGCGGCCTCTGGTTTAACCTTTTTAACTTTTACCTTGTGCAATACTTGGTACACATAGGCAACAGTTGCATTGCAAGCATCAGCAATTTTGTTGATAGGCGCAGAAGGATTGGCCTGTTTAAACTCTCTTATTTGTTTTGCTTTGTTTATCATGATTTACCTCAAAATGGAATGTCTTTGTCATCAGCGGGAAACTCTTGGGCTTGGTTCTCATGGCGAGGAGCACCCTGCTCTTCAGGAACGAAGCGGTTAACTTTCAAGGCCAAGTAGGTCTTGCCACTGGTTTGGCTGACGTTCTTCCAACCGGAAAGCTTGATGATGGTCAGGCCGTTCTCGGTCTTGATAGCCGTCAGGTCTTTTAAGTTAATGGCGATCGTTCCTGAGTAATCAGGGGACTGTGGGCCTTTCTTGACTGGCTCGGCAAACAGATTGCCCGAATCGGGTTTTGTCTCAAAAGGTTTCTTTGCGTAGGTACTCATTTTGTTTCCTCAGTTAGTTGTTGCTTCAATGTCTTGAAGCGGCTTAATATCTCCTCGTACAGAGGAGGGTGCGTAACCTTCAGCGAATCAAGCTGAAGCTCATTGCTCTTCCAGTAGCTGTTTAAACCTGCTACTGTGGTGCAGTGGGTTGTCCACTCAATCATTCCCTCGGTAAACAACTTGCGGCTCTCGTCCGAGTTGTCCCATTCAGTAACTTGAATCGTCTTCTTGGGTGCAGTCTTGGAAATGATCTTCTCGTACTTCGGCCCATCTTCCTTTTTAGTCAGTTCGCCCATGGTGGTAGGGGCATCGTCTGACTGCGGAAGATCGTCACCGCTATAGATGTACAGACCCAATCCATGCAGAGCTAAGGCTTTGGTCATGCATCGCATGATGGCCGTGTTGACTTGGAAAGCGTCAGGGCTTTGGATAGGTTGGTTACGGTGGTTCATCACTGGCAACATGCATGTACGGCCTTGGCCGAACATGGTGACGGTGACCCATACCATGCCTGTGCCGTTCACATCCATGTAAGGTTTGTCAGCGAACGTGTGGACAATGAACGATGCAGTGGCATCGGCCTTGAGAGCCTCAGCCCATGCCCATGCCCATGACAGGTACGTCAGGCCGTTCTTCTTCTCGGTGTGCTCGTTGACGTTGAGTTTTAGTAAATCATGCGGTGACATTGATTTCTCCTTGATACTGTTTACACCACTTGCTGACTCCACAGAAATCTCCTGTGCATCGCTTGGGTTCGCCTTTGCGGGTTTCGACATAGCCTTTTTCCTTTTCTGCCAACTCTGTGGCTTCTTCTATGGTTTTAAATAAACGGATCGCTGATTTGCGTCCCTCTCTCTTCACAGCAAAGACGGTTTCACTCATCCATCTTTCCTCATCGGTGCAAGCCTGTAGCTCCTCACCAAATTCATGATTCACCTTGGCATTGCGGTGCATCTCTAAGCGCTTACGGACGTAGGCCTCTGTGGTTACAGAGTCCCACATGGGTATGTCTATCATCACGGCCTCAGCTTCGGGGTAGCCCTCTGAGGTGTCATGTGCAGAGTAATCTTTAATGATCGCGCAGATCTGTAGGCCTTTGACTGGCACACGCTTGACCGACTCCACTAGCCACTTGTAAATGTTTAACTGCGTTGTCCAGTCATCCTTGCCTTGCTTGACTGACCAAGCCTTGACGAACTTGTAATCAATGATCACGACCCCGCCTTCGACTTGTTGTTGTAGATCAATTGCTCCGCTGATCACAATCCCATCGACCTCTGTAAAGATGCGCTCCTCGTTGGTGTAGCCCTCAACTTCCTTGGCCTCAAGCTTGCCGTGCATGAATGTGCCTAGCTGAGAGGCAATCATCTTGGTAACGTCAATCTCCATGTCAGCATCGTACTGTTCGCGTAACCTTCTGATCTTTGGTGGCGACATTAGCTCAGTCACGCTATACTGTGAAGCACCCTTACTGTAGTAATTGCGTGAGAGCAAAGCCACTATCGGTGCGGGCAGATTCTGTTTGTTCGTTATCTTCATCTTCTCTCCGAGGTTGTTATGAATCCGAAACACAATGATAGTGATGTTACACAAGAATTGCAAGTGCTATCACAAATTATTTTTGGTGAGCCAGCTTCGAAAGCAAACTCTCGTAGGGTTGTACGCTTCGGTGGTATGTCTAGACTGATTAAGTCTGCTAAAGCATTAAGTTACTCTGATGCATTTAAGCAACAGTGCGGGAAACTACCTACACTAATGACAGGGGATCTGCGGGTTACTCTGCATATTTTCTATGCCTCAAGGCGACCCGACTTGGATGAGAGCCTGATCCTAGACCTGATGCAGGGTCTTATATATGAGAACGATCGTCAGGTTAAGGAGAGGCATTGCTACTGGGGGCTAGACCCTGAGAACCCTAGGGCAGAGATCATCATTGAAAAGATCCCTGAGGTAGCCCCAAAAAAAAGCCCCGCCAAGCGAACCGGAAGGGCTTAAGCTCAACATAGGCAACTGCTGAGGAGAGAGTGCCTAAGTTTAAACCAAAACCGCAGCAAAATACAACAGGTGCGTAAAACACAGCAGTTGGCCAGCAGGAAACGTTTAAACGCATAAAAATCCTCCGCCGGGTTACGCTGTTGATGTTTAAACGCTTGCAGCGCATCCCGGATATGCCAAAAAGTACTTATTGCCGAAAATATTTTTTGATACTGCTTGACACAACCTGAAAAGATGTGCTTATAATTAAAGCGTTGCCGTGAGAAGCGACAGATTTAGGCCACTTAATTCTACTCTCGCCCTTGGTTTTTGCCGCA